AATTTCCTTTCGATTCAACTTTTTTTTCACTCTCTACAAAAATCGGTTTACAGAAATTGTTTCAGGGAGTAAAGATATTTTTGTACATAATCGCAAAAAAGGTGAGAAATGCAAAAACTAATACCAATCGACGATATAAGGGTCGCGCTCCAAGATCGCCGCCTGACTGTCGTTGCGGAGCGGTGTGGACTATCCCACCCCACTGTAAAATCAATCGCCACAGGCAATGAGCAAATCAGCCTCACAACGTGGAAAAAACTTAGTGAATATCTAAGCGAGGCAGAATGAAATTTCCACTTGAAGACTACTGCGCCAAGCTAAACTGGTATCTAGTCACAATCCCCGCAGGCTCAAAAGGCCCAACGAGATTTGGGTGGCAGCAACCAGAAAAAGCACTCTCTGATCCCGATGCAGCGCGGCTGTATTACGAACAGAATCCAAACCACAATGTAGGTCTACTACATGGGGCCAGCGGAACGTGCGCCGTAGACATCGATAACGTCGAACACACCAAGATGATCTTTGAAGAGCTGGGCATCGACTTCTCTGAGCTTATGCAGTCAGCACCCCAAATCATTGGTCGTGAAAACCGTGGCAAGCTGATATTTAAAGCACCACCCGATCTGATCACCCACAAGATATCGTGGCCAGTCCAAGACGATCCACGCAAGACCGAAGTGGTCTTCGAGCTTCGTGCTGGTTCAGTGCAAGACGTTCTGCCCCCATCGATCCACCCCGACACAGGCCGTCCCTATGAGTGGGCAGGCAGGTCGATCTTTGATGGCCTCCCAGAACTACCGCCACAGCTCCTGACCCTATGGCGCGAGTGGGATAAGTTTCGCCCACAGCTCCAAGACATATGCCCGTGGAAAAAGAAGGAAGAGTTTCAGCCAACACGAAAGCCACGCCCAAAAGGTGAAGGCACGTCAGTTATAGATCAGTTCAATGAAACCCACGACATGCACACCCTGCTGGTTCAGTACGGATACAAGCCAACGTCCCGTGGCAGATACCTGTCGCCAAACTCCACATCTAAGTTGGCCGGCGTAAAATTGTTTGACGATGGCAGAGCCTACAGCCACCACGCATCAGACCCGTTTGATTCGGCTCACACCTTTGATGCCTTCGAGCTTTGGTGTCAGTACGAACACATTGGAAATGTCAGTAAGGCAGTTAAAGACGCAGCCCAGATGATGAACGTCACCCAAGACCCAAACCACGAATATGATCGTGAGGCCATCGAACATGGGGCAGTGGTAGCGGCTAACATCATGGCCAAGCCAAAACAGTCAGACCTGCCACTCAGTTCAATATCAGAAAATATGCTTTCAGTACCGGGCGTCCTGCAAGATGTGGTCAATTACTACACAGTAACCGCCATCAAGCCGCAGCCCCAGTTCGCTGTTCAGTGCGCCCTCGCATTCGGATCAGTTGCAATGGGGCGCAGATGGGTCACAGATCAACGCAACTTCACCAGCTTATACTTTTTAAACATAGGCGAGACTGGATCGGGCAAGGAGCATACAAAGACTGTTCTTGAAGAGCTGCTTGAAGAGGCTGGCTTAGAAGAGCTGATCGGCCCATCTGGATACACTTCTGGAGCTGGCGTCATGTCCACTCTGACAAAAAAACCCACCCATGTTTCAGTAGTCGATGAGCTGGGCCGTCAACTAAAAGCAGCCGCAGCAAAGGGAATGCAGCATAAGGCTGACGCCTTGACAGCAATCATGGAATGCTTCGGACGCCAAGATGGCGTTCTAAGGCAGCAGGGCTACGCAACCAACACAATGAAGTCATCTGAAGCAGCCAAGCTCGAAACCGTAGTAAAGCGCCCGTCATTAACCCTAGTCGGCATGTCAACGCCCTCAGAATTTATGCAGGCAATCGGTGGTGGTGACGTGGCGTCTGGTCTTCTTAACCGCTTCCTGATCGTAAAATCAGATATCGGCGTCCAGATGTCACAAGAAAAGCGCCGCTCATCTATCTCTGATCGGCTGTCAGCTTGGGCAAAGGAACACGCAAACGCACACGAGGGTGACCTAGATTCAGGCAATATTAACGATATGCCACCACACCCAATCGAAGTGGTCTTTACTCCAGAGGCAAAGAAGCTCCTGCGCGAATACGAAGAGCGCCTAGTAGCTGCCATCAAAAAGGAGACAGGCACAGGTCTGGAGGCCATGTACAATCGCTCACGCGAAATCGCGATGCGCCTGTCTCTGATTGTTGCGAGATCGATGGGTCAAGACGAAATAGGCCCAGACGCAATGACGTGGTCAATCGATTACGTTGATCACTACGCCAATCAAGCCATCGAAATGTTCCGCTTGAATATGGCTGAAGGTCCATTTGATGCAGCCTGCAAGGCAGTCTATGCTCGTATCGAAAAGGCTGGACTGGGTGGACTAACTGAGCGTGACCTGTCTCGCAGCGTCTCAGCCTTTGCAAATATGGATCGGCGGAAACGTGCTGACGTTTTAGATGCACTACAGACTGATCGTGGCATAGAGTGTCGCGACCAAAACCAAGGGGCCAGAGGGCGTCCCCGCTTCGCATACTTCGCTCCACCAATAAATTAAACAAATTGGGGGACTTTCCCCCGATGACATAAGGAGAAAAATAATGGGTAAAAAATGGACAAAGGCTCAGGATGAGGCGTTGACTACAATGCACGGATCAAAAATGACAGCCAAGGAGATTGGCTTGATCTTGGGACGAACAGAGGGTTCTGTATCTCAACGTGCGCGTAACTTGAACATCACCAATAAGCGTCAGGCGGATACTACGCTCTCACCAGCAATCATCGCCGCTACGGAAAAACATATGCGGTTGTACGATTTTCCAGCGCCGCTGCCACTACCTGCGGCCAGCGAAGAAACCCCGAAACCGTCAATGCTGGAACGGATGTTCACCAAAATGTTGGGTAGGTGAAAAGATGGCTAAATATACACGCAGCGAGATTTTGGATACCGCTAAGGAATACGTCACAAAAGACCGCGCCGTGACTCACGGCGACATGGAATCAAATCTCACAACCATTGCTGAACTCTGGGGCGTCTACCTAGAGCGTCAGGTTGATCCCTCTGATGTGGCTGTAATGATGACCATGCTTAAAATTGCTCGCATCAAATCCAATGCTACCAACCCAGACAATTGGATCGATGGCTGCGGATACATGGCCTGCGGTGGTGAGCTGTCTGCAAAAAAACCAAAGGAATAATAAAATGTTAGAATATATATGCATCGTTTTAATCATTAACCTATCGTTAAATATGCTTGGTGTGTTTCAGTGAGATCATCAACTATAATTGGTGGCAAATCCAATCAACACAGCCGCAACGCCGCTGACTTTTATGCCACCCCACCTGAATGCACCGCCGTCCTTTTAGAAAATTACGGAGGTATGTTCAGGCAAGGGAGGGTCTGGGAGCCAGCCTGTGGGGATGGGGCAATCTCAAAGGTACTGGAGGGCAGAGGGTATGAGGTCGTATCCACTGACCTACACGACAGGGGCTTTGGTGAGGGGGGCATGAACTTCCTGACGTCAGATTGTTCCTGCCAATCTATCATTACAAACCCACCATTCCATTTGGCTGCACAGTTCATAGAACGCGCAGTTAAAAAGGAAGTCCCATTCGCTATGCTTTTGAAGGCCACATACTGGCATGCAGCGAAGCGTAACGACCTGTTCAACAGAACTAGGCCACTGGCGGTCATAGCCATGTCATGGAGACCAGCAATGTCCCCAGAGCGCGGCAAGAGCGGCACAATGGATTTCATCTGGACAGTCTGGAGGCCAGCAACCGATCATTGCACCAGATACCACGTTTACAGTAAACCCTCTTTACCAAATAAGCGGGGTGTGATTTAAAGTTTGAGTGGGTGGTAAATCTTAATGTCTTGCCGTTGGGTCGGTTGTTGAGGTCGTGCGCTACCAAATGTGCCAACACTAAATATCGCAGCCACCCACACGATTATTTATGGCATGTTTATTGACAGTATTTATGACATGCCTAAAATCACTGTTTTATTTAACAATACCAATCCGTTAAGTATTTATGGCATTTATGGCATTTATGGCATGTACCCTAATACTATTTACTACCCCCCCTAGTATATATCTGTGTAGTAGAGGGGGGGGGTATGACAGTATGACAATAATAATAATAATAATAATATATATATAATATAACTATAAGAATAAGGAGTATCAGTTGAATGAATTATGGCAGATTTGGTATGTGCCATAATTATGACGTTAATGCCATTAATCAGTTTTTGGTTTATATTTCTGAAAGGCCATGATACCAGCAAATCAATACCCGTTAATGACTGTCTATTTTAGGGACAGTCTCAGAAAGGAATTACAATGCCTAAAGTTTACATCGTTACTCGACCACGAGAGAATAAGTTTGGGTGGACGCCTGACCTTTCAGACGCAGCCAAATATGGTCAAATGCAAATCGTGTTTGAGCCAGATGAAAAACCACAGTTCAATCCAAGCAAAGCCGTAATCACAGCCAGAAAAATTATGAAGGATTTTTGCCCTGATGATTT